TAGCTCCATTTTCCATAATACAATGAAAAAGGATACTACGCCCTGTAATAGCCGAAAGACCAAAAATAATACAGTCTTCAACTTCTCCATGATGTTTCTTAAGGTCATAGAGATACTCCTTTCTTATCTGTGCGTATTCTGGTGGTATGTTTGCGTTTAAATATGCCATAATAAATCCTCATTTAATACTGCCCCAATTATCACCTTCTTCATAATCTACTTTGTTAGGAACTTCAAGAGTGACAGTTGACTCCATTATTTCTCTAATTTTATCAGCTTCCTTCTTACCTTGCACTGATATATCTAATTCATCGTGAACTTGTAGATGAGGTAATATACCTTCTGCATGTAAATCTATCATGGCCTTTTTTGTCATATCAGCTGCAGACCCTTGAATTAATTTATTTAAAGCTTTGTATGTGTAGGCTCTTCTAATCCCTGGTCCGTGTTCAGCTAAAGCTTCATCATGTGGTAAAGGTTTATGAATACCAAACTGATTTGGTTCCCACAAATGAAACCTACACAATCTACCAAGGAGTGTTCTAACCTTTCCACGATTTTGAGCTCTTCTCATAACAGCATCCATTAACTGTTTTACAAAAGGAACTCTCTGATGGTATTGTTTAAACAAATCCTCTGCCTGTAGTTTATTTATACCTAACTCTGCTTGAAGTTTATTTTTACCCATTCCATAGAATAAACCTAAATTAATTGTTTTAGCTTGAAATCTTCCTATCTCCGCCATGTCCGCAACAATTTGATGAAAGTCTGTATCGTTGTCGTTTTTATATGCATCGACGACCTCATCAACGCCATACAAACCTTGCAAAGCTGCATAGTGCACAACAAGTCTTGGTTCCTGTTGCGAGTAATCAAAACATCCCCACTTACACCCTTCCTCTGGAACAAATAAAGATCTTATCCGTGGTCCAAGATCTTTGTTCCTTGCAGGGATTTGTTGTAAGTTTGGATTATTCATACTGAATCTTCCTGTTACAGTTCCTCCACTATCACCACGTAACTGATTTATCTCTGCGTGTATTCTACCTTTATGTGAATATTTTAGTATTGTATCTATGAATGTAGTATGTGCTTTATTAATCTCTCTGGCTTTCGCAATAGCTTGTACAATTTTGTGTGGATGATTGGCTAAAAAATTTTTAGTAAAACTAGGTGCTCCTGTTTTCACAGTTCTTTCATAAGGTAATTTAAGTTTATCAAAAACTTTAGCTATAGATCTTGCAGCCCATATTTGAACTTCTTCTTTTGTTTCAGAATAAATGGCACCTAATAATTTGTTTTCTTCCTCAATCATGTTTTGTTTTTCTCTAGCTGCTCTATCTTTATCTACACGCACACCTAAAAATCTCATATCAACTAACACAGGAAATAATTTAGTTTCCATATCAAAAATATTTTCAATATCTTGATGCATTATTTCTTTTTTCATTTCTTGCCACAACTCCAGTGTGAGTTGGGCGTCACGCTCCGCGTAAGCTCCAACGTACATAGCTGGTAATTTGTACATCTCCGCTTTAGGATCTACACCCCAAGACTTAGCAGCCTCGTATAAAGCAGATTCATCTTTACCTCTCCCAAGATAGTCTTTTGATAAACCATTTAAATCATATCTAAACCTGTTTTCGTCTACTAAAGATGCAGCAATCATTGTATCTACAATTTGTCCTTTTACATTTATACCAATCGACCTTAACCAACAGATGTCATACATTGCATTGTGAAATATTTTTATGGAATCTGTGTTCATCTGATCTTGTAACCATTTTAAAACCATCTTACGATCCATGTTGCCACCACCCTCATGCGCGATAGGATAGTATGCACACCAATCATTTGTTGCTAAAGATATTCCAACTACATCACCAATACCCACAACAGAACCAGAACCCATTCTTTCGTTTAAGTTTGGGTCTTTTGTTTCTAAGTCAACAGCTATCTCATCATACTTACCAAGATCCGGAAAGTCTGTTGGTGGTATCCACTCTGTCTGTGGTTTAAATAGAGGTATCTTCATTTTGTTTTTTCCATTTTTTATGTCCCTCTACCCAATTTTCTGTTTCACCTTCATGTTTACACTCACCAGCTATTGCCATATATGCAGCTGCATCAACATAAGTATCTTCGGTTGGTTGTCCAAATTTAGTTCTCGCTACTTTTAATAAAGCCATCATAACAGCAGCGTCATGTGCTGTAATTTCTTTGTCTAAATATGCTGTCCATAGTTTTGCTATGTTTGCATGATTTACTATTTTATCACCGTAAGTTTTTGCTCTAGGTCCCATGATGAGATCTCTTGCTTGTTTTAACGCATCTTCTGTTTTCATATTTTATATCCTTTATAAATGTCTTTTGGTCTAATGATATGTAAATGATTTTTAGTTCTAGTTGCACCAACATAGAATAATCTATTCTCATCATCAGGGTTTTGTTCGTAGTTCTTTTGTGTGTTTCTTGAAAGGTCTGTCAGGAGAACCACGTTGTCCTGTTCACCACCTTTTACTCCATGTATTGTAGATAGAGTAATTCTAGGGTTCGAATTTAGTTTCTCACCATTTTCCCTCATACGTCTTATATATCTAACTTTCTTGCGTGGAGCTTCATCAAAAGCATCATACCACACGTCTTTTGTTTTCAAACCTTTTTTATCAAGAAGATCAGATATCTTATATGTAGAATCTTTATCTAAATATTTTAATTTTTCTTTTTCATAATTTTTTTGAGACATATAAGATGCGATACGAGTAATTTGATCATAATTTATATCCACACCTTTTCTAAAATTTTCCCAGTCAGTAACTGCTTTGTACAAATCTTGTTCCTTGTTTGTTTTAAACTTGTTCTGATAATACAATCCCTGTGAGTAGAGTTGTTCTTCTAAGTCGTTTAACATAAACCTTGTTCTAGCCAACACTAGCCAATTACCTTTTTTCATGTTAACTTGTTCAAAGTCATCATAATATGAGAGTAAACCTTTTTGCAGTTTTGGTTGCCATTCTTTTGGTAGCCTGTTTTTTATTTTTCCTACAATGTTCATGGCAATATCGTGCACAACCTGTGGTATTCGGTATGACTGTGTCAACTGCATTATCTTTCCTGTCTGTGCTATAAAACTATCTACGTCTGCACCAGCCCATCTAAATATAGCTTGATCATCATCACCAGCTATAAATGTATCCTCTGTTTTATCCCATATTGATTTTGCCATACCCCACTGTGTTTGAGATAAATCTTGTGCTTCGTCTATAAAAACAACATCAAATTTAGGAGATCTATCTGATTTAATAAATTCTGTAATCATGTCAGTGAAATCAATTAAATTATAATCTTTTTTGTATTGATCTAAATCATGCACAAATTGTTTAAGTTGTGGCACAGTTATATCTTGTGTGTGCTCTTTTAAATTATATTGTTGCTCTGGTGTAATACCTCGTAGTTTAGCTATTTGAACAATACGTAATAAATCACTTTTAGTTGTAAATAATCCTGTGTGCTCATTATCATACTCGTGATAATCTAATATTAAATTCATTTTCTTACCTAGGTCTTCGTAATGTCTACGCTGCATAACTTCATCTTTTTTTATTCCTAGTCTTCTAAAAGCAAGGGAGTGTAAAGTTCTAAAGTATGGTAGGTCTTTCTCCGTTAAATTAAATTTAGACATAGCTCTATCTCTAGCTTCGTACGCAGCTTTTTGTGTAAAAGAAAAATAACCAATCTTATCTGGATCGGTTTGCTTTAAATATTTATCTACTTCGTTTAATAAAGTAGTAGTTTTACCGGTGCCCGGTGGTCCTAATACAATCGTTTTCATAATAAATGTGTCATTAAAATAGTGGCTATACAAATTACAGTAATAATTGATATGTCACTTTTGAATGATGGTCTTCTCCTCAAAATGCATCCTCCTTTTTAAATTTACGTTCTTTTATTTTTATTTGTTCTTTTTCGAACTGTTTTAATTTTATTACTGATAGTTTCTTTTTACCTATGTTCATTCTGATATGATCACATCCACAATGCTCTAGTAACCATAATATTGTAATGTCATATTTTTCTGTCCATTTATGTCTATGTAAAAATTTATGATAGAAGTGCGTAAAAATAAAATGATGATGCTCATCTTTGTTCCAAACATTTCCAGATTCCATATCTTCTTTTGTTGCACCCTCTGCTGTTCTACTTGTGCAATAGTTCTCTAAGTGTTGTGCAAGTTGTTCTAGTTTTGTAGCACCTGTTGGTGCCTCTATAATTTCTGGGTTTGACATTAAAAGAGATACCATATCTTTATAGTCTTTTGGTTTTATGGTTGGTGGAAATTTATGTATCTGATTCATGCATGCTCTAACAAATAATCTCTGTTCTTGTAGCTCTTCTGCTTTTAATTCTACTCTTTCACCATCTACATTTAGTCTAAATATTTTTGGGTCTAGTTCTACTATTTGAAGGTCAGATAACTGTGGAAATAGACTTTGAGTTCCTATTCCATATTTTCTAGTTTTACATAACTGTTTATCACAGTGGTTGCACATAGGCTCTTCTGTACATTTAAAACCATAATCTTTATTATCTTTCCTAAATTTTGTTATCTCATCATGTCTAAATGGATTTACAAAATGTTTATAATTAAATTCATCTAATTTATCAGCCCAACTATCTGGCCATTTCTTTTTTGCATAAACCCTGTATTGAAACATAACCCTGTCTCTACCATCATCTAATTTTTCTTTTGTTAGAGATTCAAGACAAGGCGGTCCATCATCAAACTCTGATGGTGGTCTTTGTATTTTTAAATCTTGTAATTCTTTTGGTGTGAGTGCTCCGTGTTTTACGGAATCTAAAAAAGCCGTAATTGTAATAGCAACTCCACTATCATTAAAGCAATATCTTGTTGTATTTTTACAATTAAAGTATGGTAAATTTAGAAAATTTCCTGTATCATCTTGCGATTTTAATTCAATTTGTTTAGGAAAAACCTCAGCATTACCAAATCCAAGAATAGCACTTACAGACATAAGTTTATCTCGCATAAGTTTTGCAGGCACATAATCTGTTGTGAATAAAAATATATGTGCACCACCAGATTTAGATCTACACACCCAAAGAGGCAGCATATATTGATTTACTTTCTTTAATATTTCTTTGTGATCAAGAGTATATTTATCTACATCAATACATCCCCATCTACACTCATTATCTTCGTTAATTGGTATAATACCAAGACTAGGCTCAATACCATTTAAATGATCTTCCCAATGTTTGTCGGTAACAATTTCTCTTTTGACAAAAGATTTACCTTTGACCTTAAGTCCATCGGCACCTTTCTTGTCAACATACGTGCATCCATGCGCACGCTTTAATCCTGTAAATATCTTTCTAAAATCTTCCATCATAGTTTTGTAGGGGGCGGATCCAGTCTCCCATCCCCGCCCCTGGTCCTTCCAATGGAAGTCTTTAATACGGTGAATCGGATTTGGATTCCTGCTCTCCGTGTTTTACTTTAACCTCACCCTTTGAAACGTTTGCTCCAAAGTCTTTAGCTATTTTGTAAATACCCGAATCGCTGATTGGTCCAACTCTAGACACATCCCAGCCAAACCACGTACCCTTGTCATTCGACTGTTGCACGGTTTTTAACTTATAAATGTGGCTATATGTTGGCGGTGTAAACATACCGTTTTTACCTTGCATTTTTAGACCCATCATCATCGAGTTCCACTTTCTACTTACTTTTAATTGAGTAGCTTTCATGGATATCAATGCTGTTGTTGGACTATCACCAAGGACAACTACGAAATGACTAGCTGTATTTTCAAGATAGTTACCGTTAGATAATCTATCTTTATTAAACTTGTCTCTTGTAGTTGACGGTAAGTCATCTCCAGCTTCATATATTTTTACTGGAGCACCTTGACTCTCACCTCTGTCTTGCCATTCAATGTACTGTCTTTTGTAGTGCACTGGCACGACATCTATCCCC